ATGTCCTGTACTTTCAGCACGGTTTCCAATTCCCTGATGCGGATTTGCTGGTGTCTGATTACTTCTTTCATTCTGTCGATTTCACTTTGACGAAATGTTGTCCTGCTGTTGCGCTGTGGTGCTTTGATTTTTATTCTCATGGTGCAAATATAGTAAATTAAACATTAGTTTCAATATACAATCCTGTTGAAATATCATAATTAAATTTCTGTATGCCGATTTCCCCCCAGTGCGAGAACTTAACTTTTTGGATGTGAACTTCCACAGTGTTATTGCTGAAATTTCGGTACACTGTAAGTCCATTGTCGGTCTTGTTGTAAAAATTTGCACTGCCGGCTATGTCATACAAGCTCGGTACATCATAATTTCCATCATCTTTTCTGCCTATTTTACGTGGGTGAGCCACCAAAAAACAATGCACGTTGTACCTCTCGCAGAAATTTACAATCTTATCCAGTGACTGCCCGATGTATTTCGTTTCACTTTCACCGTACTGATGCTCTAATTTGTTCCATGCGTCAATGACAAACCAATCTATATTCTTTCTGTTTTTGAGTTCGGCAACTTTTGCAAGTATACTGTCAAGTGAGAAGTCCTTTTCAGGTTTTACAAAGAATATGCTGTTTTCAAGCAAGTAAAGTGCTTCGTATATTTCCTGTTGGTTCATCCTGTGCTGCCCCATAAATGGCCGCTTGGTCAACTTACGCAGCATCTTACTGATATGAAGTTCAACTGGTCTATTTTCAGGGCTGTAAAACGCACCTTTCCACTGGTGTCTTTGCAATAGTTTAAGCAGAACGTGATCAAGAAAGTCCGATTTCCCGTGTCCGGGGATGCCCGTAATGGTAGTCAAATAACCTTTATGAAATGACAGGTATTTATCAAAACCAACCATCCCGGTTTTTGCACCTTCCGGCAATCCGTAATTGTATAGGTTTTCAATTTCGGTCAGGTAGTCAGTCACACCGAACACACCAATCATGGGAAATTCGGAAAAATTCATGCAGGCATCACGCAGGGCAAACGCACCATTCAGCAATAAATACTCGTTGGCATCTTTGCAATCGGGAAATACAATGTAATTACATTTGTCTTTTCCGAACCTGTCTGCAATGGCATTGCGTAATTCAATACCGGGCGCATCGTTGTCAACTGCAATGTGTATCTTTTCGATGTGGTCAAAGGCAGGCATGAAGCGGTCAAAGAAAGTAAGGTTTGGCTGTGCGCCATTTGGCACACTAATTACATTTTCAATTCCTGCTTCGATAAGTGCGAGTGCATCCATTTCACCTTCGACAATCCATAATTCATTTGCAGTTGAAAGGCAGTCAATGTTGTATGGGATAAGTTCTGCGCCTTTGTGCATCTTAAAATGCTTTGCACCATCCCTGTATTTCACGTTTTTAAGTACACCATCCTCAAAGTAATTGAAACATATGCAGTTCACTTCCTTGCTGACCTGTGGCATCCATTCGGATTGTTCCGTGATTTGCATCTTGTTCACGGTTGCTGCGGTGATCCTGCGGCTTTCAAACCATTTTAGTACCTTATCGGAAAGTGCGGTAGTATTTTTCCATTCCGGCACTTCGTATTTCACCACTTCCGGGCGTTCAATAATTGCACCCTTCCATCCGCAATGGTGACAAATCCATGCTTTCTTATCAAGGTTAACCGATAGGCATCGGTCGGTTTTCTTTTTACGGGTATGGCTACACTGGGGGCAAAGTGTTTGAACTTCACCTGTGGTTTTACCTTGCGGTATTTCGATATTGTAAAATGCGTAGCTCATAAAACAACACCCCCCAAGTTTTTGATTTCAGGTTCAACAATGCGGTAAATTTCAACACCTGAATTTTTCAGCTCTTGCAATCCTTGATCTGTGACACTGATTTCCATGTTCACAAATTTGCCTGCATCGTTTTGCTTTTTGTAAAACACCATGTAGGTTTTTGGTGTTTGTATTGTTCCTTTCTTTGGTTCTTTTGCCAGCCAATTCAGTGCGGTTCGGTAAAGGTTTTTGTAATCCTTATTCTTTTTGTAGTTTTCAATCCGGTCAAGAATATTATCTACCTGCGTAGGTGACCAACCTTCTGCAACCAGTTTGTCAAATTCAGGCCGTGAAATTTCCAAATGGTCAAAAGCCCTATATATATTTTCTTCTTCTTTCTTTTCTTTCTTATCTTTCTTTAATTCTTTAGTTGGTGTCACCTGCGTTTCATCTGCGTTTCGTTTGCGTTTCACTTCCGTTTCATCTGCGTTTCGCTCGTCTTGGTAACATTCATATTTACAGATAGTTAGCCGTGTCGAAACTGAAACGTTTTCAATTAAAATCATGCCATCATTTTGAAGCAATTGTAAAAACCTACGTACCTTGCTTTTATCTACCTTCCATCGTTTAGCCCAAGTGTCCAATGAATAAAGACTTTGACCACGTTTGCAGTCATACAAATTTCCTTTGATAAGTATCTTCTTATCTTCAAAGTTTGCATTCATAAGTAAATCTGTCCACCAATGGAAATACTGGCTGTTTTGATAAATCCAGTGTTCCATCATTTTTCTGTGTATCTTAATCCAACCATTATTCATTCGGCTGTCCTTTCAATGTTAACTTTTTACATTGGTTCCAATACAGCACTTCAAAATCAAGGTTCATTTTGCGGTAATCGTAAACGTGCTGCTTTACTTTGTGAGTCAGGAAGTCAACTTCCAACTTTCCAATCTGCTGGGAAAGTTCTTCGATGCATCTGTCGCAGATGTCAATCGGCATTCGTTTTGGTAATTTAATCATAAACAAAACGCCCCACACTTTCCTATGTTCAACCCGGCTGGAAGATTGCAGCCGCATAGTACTTGTGTAGGGCGTTTGGTAAAGTTCTTTTTTCATCTTCTTTTCTCGGCAGGGGGTTGAAGTCCTGTTGTTCCGATATGCAATTATAAAACAAAGATTTTAGATTTCCAAATTATTCGTTACAATATTGCTGACTTTCGTGATAATCAATGTCGCTTTGTTCGTCACGTTCCCATTCGATTGTTTGGGTTATGTACCACGACCATCCCTTTTCCCATTCTTTGAAGTCATCGGAGTTCAATTCAAAAGGATTTTCGCCTTCGGTTTCGTAGTAATTAAACTGCTGACTGGCTATCCAGCCCATTTCAAAAGGTGTTTTTGTGTTTTCCATGCTGCAAATATAATATACTTTTCTATACTTGCAATACTTTTTGTTAAATTATTTTTGTTAAAGTTATCCACAATTTAATAAAATAGACCTTTTACGAATAAACTTTGTCGCATGAAAGTTTATGCAGTAGTAGTTGAAACCGATGAACATGATGAATTATTGTATCAAATCGTTGGAATTTACAAAAACGAAGACGATGCCAATGATAAACTTGCAGATATTATGCAGGACATAGAAGCATACGCAAAAACGTATATTGAAAAACAACCAAATGAAAGTTATGAAGATTTTGATAAAAGACACCGTTTGTATTCAGATAACTTTCCACACAAAATAGGTTATGATTGGGTTGATGTATGCTATGTGAAAGAGTTTGACCTGCTGTGAAAAAACACACCAAAGTTTACCTTAACCATTTCGGCTATGACAAGACCGATTTCATCCCTTGCGAGGTATGTGGCGCACAAGCTGTGGACATTCACCATATCGAAGCCCGGGGGATGGGTGGAAGCAAACACGCTGATGTAATTGAAAACCTGATGGCATTGTGCAGACGTGACCATGCCCGGTATGGGGATAACAAGTCATTCAAAGACTGGCTGAAAAAAGTTCACGCCCTTAAACTTGAACAGGCGCACCGAGATACTGATTGAGTTAGCCAATTCCAAGTGGCTTCCTGACTTCTGTAACAAAATAGGGTCTCATGTCGCTGCCGACCTACAACAACACTTGCTTTTAATCTGCTGTGAAATGGATGCCGATCGCCTGATACAACTGCACCAAAGTAATGGACTGGTTTACTACCTTGTCCGTGTGGGTTGCAATGCGGTAAACGGAAACAGATACACAAAGTTTTATCGTGACTTTCTACGCACTACCGAAACCTTGCCCGAAAATTACGATGAGGAAGCAGAGGACTATGACGAAACACACATCAGGCGCAAACAGGAAGCGGTGGAGTCTGTCAATTTCAAAGAGGTGGCAAACCATTTTAACCGGAGTGAGTGGTATGTGGTAAAGTTATGGCAGTTGTGGGAAGATAAACAGAGCATGGCAATGATTGCCCGTGACACCAAAATCAATTACCGGGAGATAAGCCAAATAATCAACGCAATCAAAACACAAATCAAAGAAAAATATAATGAATACGATGACTGACATTTTGGGAGTGGCGGCACTTTGTGTCCTGCTATCCCGGTACTTCTTTCCCCCGATGATTTCATTCGTGTATGCGCTTGACAGCCGCTATCGCAAAACAATCAAACCTTTTGAATGCGGTTTCTGCCTATCGTGGTGGGTGGGGCTGGTATGGTTTACAGTTGAATTTGGATTGTATGGTATAATTTATGGTGCATTATGTGCTATCTTTGGAGCATTAATTGACCGATACCTATGACACTAATTGAAATCACATTGACTGGCATCGCTATGGGGGTTGTTTTACCCTGTGTTTGTTACTTTATAATGACTCGTATATGACACCTGAACAACGCAGTCTTTGCCTTGACTTGAAGTCGCACATTGAGAGAATAAACAAGACCGGCACTTACTCACTTGAAGCTGGGTACTATGCCAAACTGAACGAGGTACATAGGCAGTTGTACGGACAACCATTCCCAGCTTGTCGCAGTTGTATGTTTGACGCTTTGAAAAGATTATATCGGGAGGCCCTGAATGGTTAGTATTATTCATGGCGGCAACGCAGGGGATTTGATATATGCACTCCCGGCAATGAGAGCAGCATCTCGGTTGCACGATAGCAAGGTTCACTTATATTTACAGGTGGATGTACCAGCGCAATACAATTTCAATCACCCAATGGGTAAGGTGCAAATGAATTTAAAGATGGCACAGATGCTCGTGCCGTTGCTGATGTCTACGGATTTCATAGGCAAATGCACAATCACGGATGAAGCCGCAAAATGCGACTACAATTTTAACCTATTCAGGAAGTTTCACAATTACACTGGACATATCTCCCAGTGGTATTTTCATATCTACCCAGAACTGACCTGCAACCTTGCCGAGCCGATACACTTTGATGTGTGGCAATTAGGCAACCACCAAATTATTTTGAACCGAACAGCCCGTTATCACAACCCTACTTTTG